ATGATCGTAGGTTTATGCAACTTTGATTATCAATCTTATTTTACAGATGATGGCTTACCACTTGAACTTTCATTTGAAGAGATAAAAACTGAACTACTCGATGTGACTGTAAGATGCTCAGGATTGCCTTTATTGAAAGAGCAGAAGAGTGGAGATATTTACTTTCCAGATAAAAGTAAAATGATCATCCACTATCATGTGCAAGAAGCCTTGAAAGCGGATGAGAGAACTATTTATATTGCTCCACGCGAAGACAGAAAAGATAAAAGATATCATTTTTGTGAAGGTTTCAATTTTTCATATTCATCTATTGATTATGAGTTCATACCGGGATTGTACAGAGAATGGAATGATGGATACCTCACTCCTGTCTTCTTTAATATTTCAGTTCTCAATAAATATTCACAATCGCCGGACTACATACTCGATCTCTTTTCCTCAACATACGGTAATATAACTAATAAAAATGATCAATGGATCATCAGTTTTGGAATTAACAAAAATAAGAAAGTCATAATGTGGCTAGGGGATATTGACCAACTCCCCGAAAAGGAAAAATATTATTTACTATCAGAAAATGTTGAAAGCGATCATTCTATACACTCTGAATTCTACAACGCGCAAATAGATGTCAAGTGGTCTGACCCTAGTATTGAGAATGAAGTTTTCGAACTAAGAAAAAAAATATCAGATAAAGCAAACTTTAAGCATGGCCATCCAATGAACAAGCTGGAGGGCGAAATATCCAATATTATAAGCAACTTAGACAAGCCAGTTTATTGGGAAGATAAGCATGTAAGCCCAATAATAGAGTCCCTCAATAGAGTTTTCATAGAATCTCTGAACGTTGAGCTTTTCAAAGCAAGCATATCAAAACTAGAAAATAAAATTGATATAAAGAATCTTAAGGGTCTGAAACTTTATTCATTATGGCTAAAGGAATATCTTAAGATGGATGATTCTGATAAAATAATGTGTCCATTCTTCGTACTATATGACTTTAGAATAATGGTATGTCACTTACAATCAGAACAAAGTAAATCAGAGCAACTAAAAAGCATAAACAAAAGATTAAACATTGATGAAGAAAACTGCGACTACGAAATAATCTATGAGAAACTTTTTGAGCAGCTAAAAGACTCTCTCACTTCTATTGAAGATAATATTTAACTACTTATTGCGCACATTTGAATTTAGAAATAAATTCATGTGCGCATTTCATAGTATCCCAAGCCTAAAGCGTATCCATCGAAAATTTTTCCATAATAACCAAACTATCGCATCACACCCCCCAAATTAAACTCCTTTAAAATCAGCCAACCTTTTTTTGTGGCTTACACTCATATCATAAGAAAATTCTTCATGCTCAGCTTGGAAAGTCCCGAACGCCATAAGCACGGATACCGCTGGATCTATCTTGTTTGAGGATTTCTTTTTGTTGGGCTTGATGTTGGCGTTGGCGTCAGACTCCATCACCACGTTACCAATCGCCCAGGACAGAACAGGATCGCCACGATGACGCACAACCCTGCGGTTGACGAATACCTCAAAGGATTTCGCGACCGGGCTGAACTTGAGATAGGTTTGAGAAAACGGCTCCACATCGAGACCGGCTCCCTGAAGCTGAGTGCGCAAATGCGTGGCGTTCCAGGTATCGAAACCCACCAGTCTGATATTGAAGATTTCAGCGTCGCGCAGGATATCGTCACGAATGCGGTCATAGTCGATACAGTCGCCGGGTGTGGTGCGTATCCAGCCCGCTTTCACCCACTGGCGGTAGATAGCGCGGTTTTTGTTGGCGGCGTTAAGCAACTGCGCTTCCGGCAGATAATGGCGGGTCAGCAGGCGGATCTCCCTGTCGAACGGGAACGCATAGCTTACGCTGGTGATGTCGCTGGTAGAGGACAGGTCAAACCCGGCATAACACTCCATTCCGGCCAGATCGTCTTCGGTATAGTCGAGCGCGCAGGCATCCCATGCACCGGCGCCCATCCACGGCGTGGAGCCCTGACACCAGATATTGAAACGTTTGGTCAGCATTTCCACCCACTGCGACGGTATGCCCCGCGCTTTCTGGATGGTGGACTCCAGTTTCGCCGCGTCAACGGACACATGCAGGTTAGGGTTAGCCTTGATCCACATTTCAGGCTGCTCAACCTCGCTTTCGTCGTCCAGCTCGTAGATCAGGACAAACAGCGAATCGTTACTCTCTTCCCCGGCCAGAATCTGGCAGCAGTAGTCATAATGCTGTTTGCAGGCGGAGACAACGTTACTTCCGGCGGTCGTGATAGCGAACAAAATCGCCTCCGGTCGTGCGCCCATACCCAGCTCAAGCGCGGAATAAACGCCGTTATCGGGGTGAAGGTGGTATTCATCGACAATCGCCAGGCTGGGGTTAGTCCCCTCAATGGTGGCCGCTTTCGCCGCCAGCGGCTTTAACAGGCTGTTGCTCTTAGGAAAAATGACTTTATGCGCCTGAATATTGACGCGCTTTTTCAGCGGTTTTGAAAGCAGGCACATCTGGCGGGCATCGTCGAACACGATTCGGGCCTGATCCCGGCTCACCGCCGCCGTGTAGATATCCTGCTGGCCCTTTTCCATTACCAGAAACCAGTTAGCCAGCATGGCGGCTACGGTAGATTTGGCGTTCTTGCGCGGCACCTCAATAAAGCCGCTGCTGTACTTCCGGCGGCCTGATTCCCTGACTTTAAATCCCAGCAGGTTAGCAAAGGCAAATTGTTGCCACGGCTCCAGCTCAATAGGCTGGCCACGCAGCGGTCCTTTAACATGAGGACAGAGCCGGGAGAACGCAATAAACCGCTCTACGGTCGCCGTATCGAACTCATAACGGGGGTCACTCAGGTCTGAAAAGTACCTTTCCACAGCCTGTTTTAAGCGCTTACAGGCCGGAATTTCGCCCGTTTTGATCGCGTTTGCGTACTCATCCCAGACGGTCAAGCTCGTCTTCCTCTTCCGTTTCTACAGGGTTACGACGGCGGCTTACCGGATCAAAGCCCAGCAGCGACGACATTTTAATCATGATTTTTTCAGCATCGGCCTTTGCACTCAGCGCCGGATTCCGGCTCTCGCCGCCCTGGCTGTTAATAATGCTGAAACCACGGCTGGCAAGGTCTTCCACGGCTTTGCGGTACAACGAATAGTTGACGCAAAAAAGCTCAAGGTTATTCCAGTCGGCGGGAGTCAGATCCCCGCGCTCCGCCAGTTGCTTCGCCTTTGCTTTCCACTGCTGCGCGGCTAGCTCATCAAGGTAAGCTGGCGGTTTTGGTGGTCTTGCCATAAAAATTTCTCGTTTCCATCGCGTTTTATTTTCAAAAAAATTACCGAGCGTAAAAATTTGAGGGGGCGGGTGGTTCCTCGCTGAGAGGGGTTTGTCCTGAAAACCTCCCCCACCCCGTCCATTCGGCCTGTCAGCGGTTGCGAAAGCATTCCATAAGCTCCCGGTCACGCTGGCTCATGCGCTTTGCTGCGGGCTTCTTATGCGCTCTCTGTCTGGCTGGTTGCCATGACTCACGCTGCTTTATCAACCCACTAATCAGCCGCTGCTGTTCCTGCTCAGTCATTGTTTGCCTCATAGATCCAGTCGGTGCGATGACATGCTGCTTCTTCCTGCTCACGGAACTTACCGGCTTTACGCTGCTGCTTCGTCACAGGGTCTGTTGTGGTTGTCTTCCGTCCATGACAGGCAGCGCATAACGACTGGTGATTACTGGCGGGCCAGAACAGCACATCGGCCTCACCCTCGATAGGGATGATGTGATCGACGATAGTTGCCGATGTATAGACGTCAGCCTTAAGACAATGGACACACAGCGGATTAGCTTTCAGAAAATGACGACGGTATTCGCCCCAGCGGTTGGAGTAACCACGCTCTGTTCGCGTACCTCTTCGGCTGTCGCTTTGTCGGCGGGCATCCCGCTTATGCTCGTCACACTTGCCAGACTTCACCCGTTTATTACATCCCGGCTCAGTGCATCGGCGTAGTGGTTGCCACGGCATCAGTACACCCCCACATCACGATAGACAGACCACAACGCAGAGACAGCCATCGGTATCTCTTTGGCGTCAGTATCACCAATCATCGTGCGGTACTCGTACAACTGAGATACGTACATCAGACAGCCAATCCTGATAGCTGGCGTAAACTCCAGCCCGTTATCAAACCGCTTGCCGATATGCTTCTGGCAAACCTCCAGCGCCGCATCGATGTACGCCTGTATCAGCGTGTCTTCATAATCATCATCAATACGGCAATGCAGCTTTGCTTCTTCCAGACCAATTAACTCATTCATTGAAAATGCCTCCCTTGCACAGCAGCTCAAGCCGGGTGTGATCCACATCAGGAATGACGGCCACAATGCCGTAAATCTGCCCCCGGACATTTGGCGAGCGGTACAAAATGCGGTTTGCGGTGGTGATATCGTCGCGGTAGCGCGTCCAGATTCGTACAGTGGCTTCGGAGTAGATCGCCCCTGAAGACATACGCTCACGCCCACTTATAGCGCGGATTTCAGCCCAGACGGTGGCAAGGTCAGACCACACAGAGATAACCTGACCCATCTGATCACGGTGAGATTCTGACTTCTGAAAAGTGACGCGGCGTTTCATCTTTCCGGCTCTCATTCGTCACCGTCCTTGTTGTCCTTACTGACCTTCACTTCCTGCTTCCATGCCTGACTGTATTCGTCGCCACCTTCGCGCGGTGGCATCCCTTCCCGTTCGCGGGCTTCGTTCGGGTTCATGATCCCGTTCTTGATACCGCGCTCATAAGTGGCGTAACGTTCGGTTGGAGTGGCTCGAAGAAGATCGGCAGAGTCGAACTCCACCTGATAACGGATTCCGGGTACAGGCGATGCCACCAGCAACGCGGATTTAATCTGCTGCTCAAAGTTCGCCAGCCACGGGCGCATTGTCATGGTAAGAAAGGCGCGGCTCGCCTCACTAAAATTGCTGTAGGTGCTGTTGCTGTATTCCTGCAGAAAGATAGGAGAAACGTTAAACATGCGGGCAATATCTTCAATGGTGAAGCGACGGGAGGCCAGCCACTCAGCATCCTGATTGCTCATGCCAAGCTGCTTATAGTCCATGCCACCTTCAAGGATCGGCGTTTTCCCGGCGTTTCTGGCACCTTTGTAGCGTTCCAGTGCGTCCAGAGCTTGTTTGCCCTTTAAGCTGTCGAGCCATTCAGCAGTAGTGACCACGCCAGCCGCCATCATGCCATCTTTCATAATGCTGGCACCGTGGCGCTGCTGAGCGAGGCCCAGCCCCAACGCCTCACGGCAGACGGTGATCGGCGAACGCCCCAGAAAGCCATCGTCGGTGGAGTAACGCAGGTGCAGCATCTCTTCCTGCAAGTAGGTGCGCACAGCCCCCGTAAACGGTTCAGTAACGGTGTATTTGTACTTATGCTGGCCGATACGTTCGGGAACAACCGCCCCCGGCGCATACGGATGCAGGGATTGCGGCTGGCCGTCACGGCCCCACTGGATCACCGCATAGGCGTTACCATTCAGCAGGCAGTGGCGCATCATCGTGCGTTTAAACTGGTAAGGCGTCTGGCAGTCGTTAGGCTGTTCGTTCAGGAGAAAATCCACCGGGTGATTGCTCAGCCACTCCCGCGCCTCTCGTCCTTTATCATTTCGTACCCGGTAGAGGTAACAGGGCATTGTCGCCACAGCTTCACTGATAACGGAAACAGCATTCATCACCGCCGGCAGAGATTCCGCAGTACCCGCAGACACGTACTCGCCTGATCCGGTATTTGGAATCCCTGCCATCGCCAGAAACTCATCAATGGTCATGCTGCGCTGCTCGGAGGGTTCAGACTTACGGCCAAACGGCCAGATATTCCACATATCAAAGCCCCGCTAATTCAGCCCAGCGGCGACGGTTATCGCCAGCGCGACGCAGTTCAGGATGTTGGGAGAAAAGCGAACGGTGCGCGATTTCCACACCAGATTCAGGATAAGCAGGCATAGACGTAACTGTGATTTCCCGCAGGTCGGCAGCTATTACAGTACGGAGGTACGGAGTCTGGCCGATATCCCACACCTCTTTCAGCGCACGGAAACCAAAACTCATGCCGGAAATATCCCCACGTTCCACCAGCTCCAGCACATCATTCCCAAGCTGGGTATTCGGTGGGGTCAGCTCAAAGCGCAGCCCGGTATCGTCCTCGGACAGCACCAGCGTGCCGGATTTAGTGCGCCCCAGCAGTTGGGTATAGTTATGCTCGTACAGTGCGCGCACATCGCTACCGGATGCCAGGCTGTCTTTAAACGCCCCCGGTACAAACTGCTCGCGGAACTCATCCCAGATAACTTCTGACAGGCTGTTCCAGCGCACGGCATAGCCCACCAGCTTTTTGTTGCTGGCGCTCAGCTCAGAGGTACGGATTTCAAAATCGATTGTTTTCATTACTGGACTCCACAGAGGGCAAAAGGAGCCGAAGCCCCTTAAACGTCAGATCAGGAACCGGAGCCGGAAAGCTCAAGCACCTTGATGGCGCAGGAGTCCACCACGCCGCCGCCCAGGTATTTATCGGCATGCACCTTGTAGAAACCCGGTTCGGTGATATTGTCAGGACGGGTGCGCACGCCAGTGGTGTGATCGACAATGAAGTAACCACGCTTAAAGTCGCCAACCGCCAGAAATGCTTCTCCCGGAGCCGCATCGGGCATAGTTTCCAGGTACTGAACCGGACGGCCCAGCAGCGTATCAGGAGAGTCAGCGACCAGACGATCGCGCCAGATATAGTCCCCGTTATCGTTTTTCAGCTTCTGAAGCGTGGCCGCAGTATTCGAGTTCATCACCCATACGGCGTTCTTGCGGTATTTCGCTTTCAGCTTGTATAGCAGGTCGATCAAACCATCTGAGTTAACAGCAGTCGTTTCCATTTTCTCCAGCGTACCGAAAGGTCGGGTTTTATCACCGGTGGCCACTCGGTCATAGGCCAGAAAGCCTTTAGCCTTCTTCACACCATCGCCGTTAACAAAATCATTTTCTTCAGTAGCGCTGAAGGTGTCGGAGATTTCAGAAGATAACCAACCCAGAACATCCACCTCGGAAAAATCGAGGATCTCCTGAGTGGTTTTCGGGTAGGCATAGATCGGGCTGAGTTTGATATCCACACGTTCCATTCTCGGTGTGGTAGTTTCGGCACGCGCTTCACCTTCAGCCCCATGCTTGACAGCAGCACCGCCCACAGATACCAGTTTCTGGTATTCGTTGGTTTTGGTTGTCTTCACAGTCGCGATGGATCGCATCACGCTATCATCCTGCAACTGGCGCATGATCTCTTTGTCCAGCTCAGGGATAACGGTATAGCCGCCATCAGCCTGTACCAGCGTGGAGAGAGAACGGGTATCACCGGTCATGATGTAGTGCCGCAGTTCGTCGTTGCTTACTGGCTCACCTTCAACGGAAGTACCAGGCAGATTGCGCTCATCGTTGGCAACGGCTTCAAGGCGGGTAATTTCCACTTCAAGCGTATCAGCCTGGGCGCGGAGTTCGTCGAACTGTTTACCCTCTTCATCATTCAGGCTGCGCTTTTCATTGTCGGCTTTCTCCAGCATGGATCGCATCTGCGTTTTGAGGGCCGCTTTTTGCTGGCGTAATTCGAGTAATTTCTTCATGGAGTGGTTTCCGTAACAATTAATGTTAAGACGTGAAACCAACACTTAAAGGGATGGCCGTTTAACCTTTTTCGGACTCTCTCCGGCTGTCTCGCACAGCTTGGTTAAACGGCCTGTGGCGGCTCACGTCTGAGTGCCACTCTTCAAGATATACATAAAAATTTTAATTAATACCCCTACTTGAGCAAGAGGTAATATGAGGTAGAATCAGGTATATGATTTTTACAATTACTTTCAATTCATACAGGTGCCTGAATGCAAGTATATAAAGAAATTCTTGAATCCTTACAAAAGATGACTAATGTACGTTTAAATATTGCAATCCTTCTAACTTGCTTATTTTTAATTTTCATTTCACCTAATGATCATTTCATACTTGATCCTGTGTCAAAACTCATACCCCAAAGCCTGATTTTAATAACGTCAATTCGCCTAGTATTCTCCATTATAAATATGATTCACTCCATCATTTCTAAAAAAATAGAAAAACAAGATAGGGAGAAGCAAGAGATTATTGAAAAACAAAAAAAAGAGCAAGAGAAACAAATTTTAAAAGAGACTATGCGAGACACTTTTAATACACTGGACGTATACCAACTCCATATTATAAAGGAACTAATAGGCAAAAATAACAGCTCACACCCAAAAGGTGCTTCACTTTTTTCTTTATGCAATCAAAATATCACACATGTTGTTTCTACTGGTGAGACATCACAAAGCGTAGCACTGACTAAATAGCTGCGCGGAATAGTAGATCACTGAAAGGGAACTCAGCCCGGATTGTGCGATCTGATCAATCGCCAAACCAACCAAAACCACCAACCGGACTGAGCGATGCCGATCATAGCACCAATACCCCGTGGCGAACGACGCCTGATGCAGAAAGCTATTCATAAAACGCGCGATAAAAATCATGCCCGCAGACTCACGGCCATGCTGATGCTTCATCGGGGTGAACGGGTCAGCGATGTTGCCAGAACTCTCTGTTGTGCCCGTTCATCCGTTGGTCGCTGGATTAACTGGTTTACGCACTCAGGTATTGAAGGCCTGAAATCCTTACCCGCAGGGCGCTCCCGACGCTGGCCTTTTGAACATATCTGCACCCTGTTACGTGAGCTGATAAAGCATTCTCCCGGCGATTTTGGTTATCAACGTTCACGCTGGAGCACCGAATTACTGGCAATAAAAATCAACGAGATAACCGGTTGCCAGTTACATGCAGCAACCGTTCGCCGCTGGTTGCCATCTGCGGGGCTTGTATGGCGCAGGGCCGCGCCAACTCTGCGTATCCGTGACCCACATAAAGATGAAAAGATGGCGGTAATCCACAAAGCGCTGGATGAATGCAGCGCAGAGCATCCGGTATTTTATGAAGATGAAGTGGATATCCACCTTAATCCTAAAATCGGTGCGGACTGGCAGTTGCGCGGACAGCAGAAACGGGTAGTGACTCCGGGGCAGAACGAAAAATACTATCTGGCCGGCGCACTGCACAGTGGCACGGGTAAAGTTAGCTACGTGGGCGGCAACAGCAAAAGTTCAGCGCTGTTTATCGCTCTGCTGAAGCACCTGAAAGCCACTTACCGGCGGGCGAAAACAATCACGCTGATCGTTGATAACTACATTATCCATAAAAGCCGCGAAACACAGCGCTGGTTGAAAGCAAATCCCAAGTTCAGGGTAATTTACCAGCCGGTTTACTCGCCGTGGGTGAATCATGTGGAACGGCTATGGCAGGCACTTCATGACACGATAACCCGTAATCATCAGTGCCGCTCAATGTGGCAGTTACTGAAAAAGGTCCGCCATTTTATGGAAACCGCCAGCCCATTCCCCGGAGGAAAACATGGTCAGGCAAAAGTGTAGCGGTATTAGGCGCAGCTATTTAGCATTGCCAAAGATATTATTAAAACCGATTTTAACGATGACATATCTCACCTTGAAATAAGTGCTGCAACTAGAGCATTTAATTCAATGACGCATAAGGAAATAGATTGCTTTAAATTGTTATTAGAAAAAGAAATGATAAAAACATCTTTTTTTGATCGCTATAACAAAAGGTATTACTCACCGAGTCATGATGTATTCAAAGAATACAGCAAATCCATTCTTTTTATGCAACCTCAAAAAGGTTATGAGTATATTTTAAATCCAACCTTAAAAGATGTATTAAGTAGTTATTAAAAGCTAGCCGCAAGCATGCGGCTATTCTTATTCATAACTTTCATACCATCATTTACTCAGAGGAAAGTTTCATGTTATCTCTATAGATCTTTAAATAATCGATCATTGCATCTAATTGTTCTCTGTTCGTGGCTAAAATTTCCTCTGACAGCGTACTGCGAACAAAATCATGATGATCGATCCAAAAGAAAGCACCATCGGATAGGGACTGCTTATACTCTGCCGTCGACATGTCGCTTATGTCTCTTAGTCCATACTGCTCATAATGTTCTTTGATGTCCTGAAAAGTAATAGGCATACCACCCTCTTATAAAAATATAAAATATGTGTTTAAGTGTTCACCCCTTCACCTTTATGGATTTTCTTATTAAATTCATACGGTTATATGGTGAACACTCTTCATTCAGGTGTTCACAAGTGTTCACCCGCCCCTTCACCCTTTAGAACAAAAAACAAACGAAAGGTGAACAGGTGAATACCTGGTGAATACTTTATAAATAAGTGTTCACCCCTTAACACTATGTATTAAATAGACTTTTCGACAAGGTGAATACTGGTGAACACTTAATCTATAACTTTACTCTACCCCGCTATTTTCAGAAGTGCCTGAACAGGATGGCATCCAGTCGTCTGAGTCGCCGTGTAGCGTAACGTTTGACCTAATACCGTGCTTAGTCTTTCTCTTCTGATACGCCTTGCCATACTCAGCCATTGCACCTGGCATATCGGTTCCGAATCGCATCAGCGATACGGGCTTGTTGAGACCATTGGCACGCATGTATGCAAGGTAGGCGTGATACAGATACTTCCGTGGGCTAAAGGGCACTATCTCAGCATTGCCGATAAACATCCCATCGCAAGCCACCGACGCCAGCAGGTAGCCGCAGAAGTCCACCAGCGAATCACCTTCACGTTTAATTGCCAGAGCCTCTTCGGATTTCTGCTGTTCATACAATAGCCGTCTTGCTTCGTCCTGATCTGCAAAACGTGTAAGCAGATGGCGGATAACTACAGCCAGCTCCCCCTCTATTTTCTCTGCGAGCATCGAGTCTCGTTCGTTTTCCGGTACAACCTCCGAGAAGTTGAATATCACGCGCCGCCGCGAAATGCCCCCGCTACGATCGCTGAATGTCATAGCATTATTGTTGACCGCCAGCACCACCGCCGGAATACGGGTTGAATATGGCGCTTTATGCTTAGGATCGATAGACACCTTGTCACCACCAGTGATGGCTTTAATACCAGCACCATCGCCAGCGTACCGGGTCATATCCGGCATGATGATCAGCGAGTAACCCACCACCAGCGCCCTATCTCTTGCATCCTCCAACGCCTTCATACTGGCTGAAACCGTATTAGCCTTGCCAGCCAGCATGGTGCAGATTTCAGCCATCACACTTTTACCGCTACCTCCTGGCCCTGTTACCTCCAGAAATAATTGCCAGTCGTATCTGTTTGCCAGCACCATAAACAACGCCGCCAGCACACGATCTGTCTTACGGTCATTACTGGCTACGGAACGACGGAGCCACTTCCAGAAATTAGGAGCATGGCTGGCCAACGTTTCCCCTTCGGCTGGTGGACTGAATGGTAATTCACTGGCGATCAGTAACCAGTCTGTTTTGCTATGCTGTCTGAATTGCCCCGTCCGGGTATCAAATACCCCGTTACTAAAGCCAATCAGATTTCGAGCTGTCACACCCATAACTGGCAGGCTTAGTTTCATAGTTTCTACTGCCGATTTGACGGTGTTCTGTGAATAGGCCACTTCAGCATCAATGTAAATCTGTGCCATTTCGCGCTGCAGCTCTTTATCCGGCAAAGGGGTCCACACCACACCGTTGTAGTGGTGTACGGTGTCAGAGTCGGCATGAATTGCCAGATCGCCATCATAATGAGCCAGCAGCACTTCACCTCGTTGGCTTGCTCCCATCTGATTCAATGCCGGTGCCACACCGCTATTGGCTGGTTCACGTTTTATGATCGGGAGATCAACAACCACATTATCCGCCCTGATTCTCTCCAGATAATCATGCCAGTCCTCTGGTTGTCGGTCGGGGATCCCCTTATACAGTTTTGCATCCTGCACTCCCGCCCGGGCCAGTTTCTCACCAATAGCATTAATCATTATTGGCTCAATGTTTCCGGCCAGATAAACACGCGCACTACGGCGACCATTATCGATGATTTGCAGGTGATCCAGTTCCGCCAGTTGTTTTGGTCCAAGATAGATAGGAGGCGTAGTGTCTTCAGCAATTTGTTTACCCAACCCCTCTTCCCATCCCTTTGCATGAGCGTAGGCATCAGTCCCAGCAAAAATAATCGCTTCCGTAAATTTTTCCTTTGGCAGAAATTTTAAGTTCGGTGCACGTTTCATTTTCCCGCTCTCTTAGCAGCAATTAAAGCACGCAGGTTATGAATTTTTTCTGCTGTGTTATTCGACTCACACCATTCGCTGAACGTCTGGCGTTTCACCGGCCAGAACTCCCTTCTAAATCTTTCGACCGGGAAAACGCACTCTCCGGAATACCCCTCCCTGATATAAGTAATCCGGTTATCAGCGACAATTTTCACCGTTACACGCTCGCCCCTGTTATCTCGGAAAATATCTCCAGGGAAGATTTCAGACCGAGCCTGGCCACCAGCAGTCAAGCTGTTAATTTTATTTTTCATGGCATTAGTCCTTTTTGACTGGCGTTACGCGATAACCGGCGCGTTCAAGGATGTGATCAAAGAGTGATGGCGTGCCTATAATTTCATCCTGCCGTAATACCGTATCTCCTTTCACTAAGCCGTTTTCAACGTAAAGCAAAATACGACCGGAAAAACTTGGAGAGACATGTAGTGAGATATTCAGCATCGGGGTTTGACTATCCATGATGAACCCCCATTGCATTCAATTCATAAGCACCGGCGGCGTGCAGGAACAGAGAGGATTCGGAGCGAATCTTCGCGGCAAAGGTTAGATCCCATCGGGAGTAGCATTCGCGGGCTTCTTCTTCGGTGTCGGCTGCAACGCGGATAACCACAGGTGTACAGGTCTGTCCCTTCGGCGTTCCAAGGAAAAGCCAAGTGAATCTATTCAGGTTGTGCCAATCCCGCCCTTGCGGATGTGTGATATGATTTTTCATAGCTTCCTCGATACGTTAACTATCGGTGGAGGTCAGACGCCCTGGCACTGTTCCCGCAGTGCGGGGCGTTGTTTTTTGCATGTTCGTCGTGATAACGTACGTACATAACAAAATCCATGCTATAAGGTTACGTACGTACATGTCAACTATCAAACGAGACAAAACACCAAAAGGCGAAGGCCTTTCACCAACTTTCCAAATCAGAATTACTCCAGAATTACGACAGCAGCTTAATGATGCAGCAGAACGTGAGGGTGTTAGTCTCGGTAATTGGTTGAAAGAACTGGCCCGCGAGGAATTGCGCCGACAGGGCATTGAGCCAAAAGGCTGATTTTGACCACCAGCCGTAAGCCTAGTAATCTGTCTCTGATTTATTTTCGTTTGATTACGCTGGCGGCCCTGCATGGCCGCCTTTGTTTTATATGCCATATCCAGCCCCTTAAACCGTCTGCGTTCTGCGGGTGGAATCCAGATAAGCATCCAGATCAGACTTGAAGTAAATGACCTTCCGACCGACCTTGTGAAAGGGAATTTTTACCTTGCCAGTATGCGCCCAGTTCGCCAACGTCTGGGGATTCACGCCAAGATGAGCTGCGGCCTCATTACGAGTGAGTCTTTTAGAAAAATTTGATTCAACCAAATGCATAAGTAGCTCCGTGTAGTATTGGTTAACAACGAAGCCAATCTAAGATATTGATTTCAAGTCAATAAGGTGAGAAGTAACTATTCGGGACGACGAGCAGGTATTGGGGAGGGGAAGTTACTACCCCCCCTGCTGTTTTCTGATCCTGCTCTACGTATAGGGGTTCGGGACGACCAAATCAGACATTATGTATTTCTTTGGCTTAGGCGGTAATAACTTTTCTTTTTTTATCCAGCTATCCACCGTTCCTTCATCCACTCTCCCCTCATAACGATTCATCAACTTTGCTATCATTTTCTTTTTAGATAAAGCAGGGTTTTTCTCCCAGGTGGCTTTGATAATTGCCACAATTTCATCATGCAAATGATGTCGGTGTCCTGAGGCTGCGTCACTTCTATTTTTTTTGACCGCACCGTCAATAATGTGATTCATATAAACATCTGATAACGTCACACATCGCCCAACTCTGTCTGCCAAAGCGCCTAACTCCTTGGCCAGATCTGTATATCCAAGAACTGTTAGTACGTTCACAGCTTTAACCAACACATTTTCATCATCCGATAACGGCCTGTTTTTCTCTACCAGTTGCATTTCGGTGAGGCTATTCGCTATCCATTTTTTTTCTTTAATAGTTTTCCCAGCTATTTCTTTTTCAATACGATTCACATGCTCATCAGCATTTTCCGAAGAGAAACTTTTTACCAATTGCTGAAAGGCATACATTCTTGCCACATGCTCGGCATCTACTCGATTTAAGTAACTCATTTCTTAACCTGCATATGATTTTGGCTTAGTATTTCAAAAAGCATCTTGCGCTTATCTTCATCAGTCAAATTGCCTAACGCAGACAATAACTGTGCATCAATAGCTTTCTGGCTTTCGACAAGCCCAGCATGTTCCAGGATGGCCCGTTCAATTCGGGCAGCTGGCTCAAGCAGCTCGTCAGCACCGAAATGAAGGTAGCCTTGCGTAACATCTGCGCTCCGCATCGTTCGGTGGTTCATCAGTCTTTTGAGGATGTAACTACCAACGCCCACCAGCTCAGCAACGGTTCCGAATGTCCGGCGGGCATCATGCCATTTGAATGGGATTGGTTGGAGCATATCAGGATTGGGGGCTGGGACGGTGGCGGCACTGATTCGATCAATTACATGGCGATATTCTTTAATGATTCCTTTAACTCCAGGAAACACTAAAGCCTCATCTCCGTTTTTCATTTTCAGTCGGCGCCGGAACAGATTCAGCAGAGTTTCAGTGATTGGCAGCTCAAGCGGATCGCCGTTCTTGGTAGCATCTATCCAGAAATAACGACCGCCAATATTCACCCGATTCCAGGTTAGTTCGAATATTTCAGATTTACGCAGCCCGGTGAACATCGACATTTCTACGGCGTCACATATTGCAGCAGCTACATCGTCTCGTCCTTCTTCGGCCTTATCTCGAACTACAGCGACGGCATTTAACCAACGAGCAAAGTCATGGGTACGGATGCGCTCCGTCTTTCTGATCGTGCCATGCCACTGACGCTTTGTACTCAGCACCATTGTTGGCGGGTCAGGTAACAGCGTTCTCCCTTCTTCATCACGATAATGATCATGTGCGAAACGATAAACGGCGCGTAGTGCTCTGGCCCACAGGTCAGCCTGGGCTTTACTACCGGTTCCAACCCCTGCCCGCAAAGTTTCTTTATCAGCGCCAAACCAGACAGAACCATCAGTTACTGCTTTATGACGATGCTCAACACGTTCACGCGAAATGGTAGCGAGGGATTGTTTCATCCAGTCGCCGGAATAATTTTGTAAGATTGCGCGATATTGCTTTTCAGTTGTGGGTTTGAGGCGGTGGCCACGGTTCTTAACATATGCATCCAGCGCATCGGCAAGCGAGACAGATGCCTTCTCATTAACACGTTTGTCCACATTTGGATTTCTACCGGTGGTCGCAACGTCGCCAAGCATTTCGAGTGCTTTTGCTCTGGCATTATCAATAGTTAGGTCCGGGAAACGGCCCAGCGTGGCACGGATGAATTTTCCATTTCTCTTACGTGAGATACAGAAGCTTTTCACACCACTGGTGCCAATACGGATGCGTAGACCATTAACAATGGTATCGCCATACTCAACCTGACCTCGTTCGGCCGGCGGCAAGCTTTCGAGCTTAGCTTTCGTAAATTTGAATGTTTCCAC